CTTTAAAAAAATCAGTAGCAAATTCAAAACAAATTTTAGCTTCATCGGCCATATCATCACTGATCTTTTCACGGACAGCAGCCTTGAGTGCTTCTGGATTTTCAAACTGATACATGCGTCCAGCACCTGGAATTTTTTTGGCAATCATCTGTCCACCAGCAAGATCTCCCATGTGGCGCACATAGATATGTGCCATTAGTTTTTTTGGATCATGTTTAATACTCATGATATGATCCATATAGCGTTTGACTACCGGTAGAATTTGTGGATCACCGTCTTTTTCATCATCCCACAATTCCATAAAGTCTGCAAGTATATGCGGTGCTCTACGAATTTCAGGCATGCTGTTTAACAAACCATGCGGCATTGCGCATACTTCTAATAACTCATACTGCGGGTGTTGATTTTTTAGATAGACAGCATAGAGTTTAGGATTAATCGTTCCTGAAAATAAAATCTTTACAAACTCTTGACGTTCTGCATTTTGATGTGCTTCGTGGGTTAGGTCTCTTAAGCTCATTCTTCTTCCAATTTAATTTGTAAGGGGAAACCATTTGTTCGGGCAAGATTAGTTGCTTCTACTGCTTTGACTTCAGCGATTTCAAAACTATAAACACCTGCTATTCCACTACCTTGCTCGTGAACTTGTAACATAATATCTCTAGCTGTAGATTCATTATGTTTAAAAACTTCAGTTAGTACCGATACTACAAATTCCATAGGAGTGCTATCATCATTCACAAGTATAACCTTCCAACGCTTTGGTTCTGTGATAATTACTTTAATTTTTTCATCTAATTGAATATCTGTACTTGACATGATTGCTTTCTTTTAATGTTGGGGGAGTTGCCTCCCCCGGTTGATTATTTAACCTTAATGATACGAGGTTTTAATGCTTCTGGAACAATACGTTCGATATTAATAATCAACATACCGTCCTTGACTTCTGCATCCTTAACTTCCATGTATTCAGCCAAAGTCCAATTCTGTTCAAAGTTACGGCTAGCTAAACCACGGTGCAAATATTCTTTGCTCTCGTCTGTAGTTTCAGCTTGTATACCACGAACAACTAATTGATCCTGATCTATTTCAACTGAGATTTCATCTTTGCTGAAACCTGCAACTGCTACTTCGATAGCATAAGCACTATCACTATACTTCACAATGTTGTGTGGAGGATAGTTTCCGTTTACTTGTTGTAATCTTTGATTAAAGATTTGATCAAAGCCAACTAGAGCTCTGCTTAGATTAGCCAATTCGGCTGGTGTTACTGTTTTTAATTGCATTGTTGCCATTTTTAATCTCCTTATAGTAAGCAAGAATGTGTAGGGCCCCGAAGGCACCCTACATTTTTATTATATTACTTCTCTTCTTTAGGGTCAACCTCTGTAAAGCTCGCATCTACTGTTTGCTCAGCAGCCTGTGGTTGGGCTTCAGCTTGAGCTTTAGCCTGTTCAGCAGCCTGTTTTTTAGCAGTCAGTGGATTAGCAGCTTCAAAGAATGACTGTACAGCTTTTTGGATAGCCTCTACATCTTCACCGGCCATTGCAGTGTTAACAGCGTCAAGCGCGGTTTGGTATGCAGTCTTTTCCTCTTCAGTTAATTGATCTTGATATGCATCAAAATCTTTCTTAACTGTATGTAGTGAAGCCTCAGCTTGATTACGTGCTTCAATCAATTCCTTGGCTTTCTTATCAGCTTCAGCATTTTCTTCAGCTTCTTGTACCATGCGTTGGATTTCAGCATCAGTCAATCCTGAATCAGATTTGATAGTAATCTTGTTTTCTTTGCCAGTGTTTTTATCTCTGGCACTTACATTCAAGATACCATTAGCATCTAGATCGAGTGTAACTTCAATCTGTGGCATGCCACGCATTGCAGGAGCAATACCTTCTAAGTTGAACTCGCCCAGTTGCTTATTATACTTGTACAACTCACGCTCACCTTGTGCAACCTTAATGGTCACAGCTGGTTGATTGTCTTCTGCTGTTGAGAAAACTTGTGAGTGCTTAGTTGGGATAGTAGTGTTCTTAGGAATCAATTTGGTAAACACACCGCCCATTGTTTCAATACCCAATGTTAATGGTGTAACGTCTAACAACAATACGTCTGTCTTGTCGCCAGCTAGAACAGCACCTTGTACTGCGGCACCTGCGGCAACTGCTTCGTCTGGGTTAACGTCTTTACGTGGAGCCTTGCCAAACAGTTTCTCAACTGCTTCTTGTACTTTAGGCATACGTGTTTGTCCACCAACTAGGATAACTTCATCGATATCACTAGCACTTACTTTAGCATCGGTCATAGCAATCTTACATGGCTCGATTGAACGTTGGATTAAGTCTTCAACCATTTGTTCAAACTTACTACGGGTAATAGTAATGTTCATGTGCTTTGGACCGCTTGCATCAGCAGTAACATATGGAAGATTTACTGTAGTCTGCTGTGTGCTTGACAGTTCAATCTTAGCTTTTTCGGCAGCATCTTTCAAACGCTGTAAAGCAAGCATATCATTTTTCAAATCAATGCCGTTATCTTTCTTAAACTCGTCGACTAGGTGATCCATGATGCGTTGGTCAAAGTCTTCACCACCTAAGAATGTATCACCGTTTGTGCTTAATACTTCGATCTGTTTGTCGCCGTCAATATTCGCGATTTCAATGATCGATACGTCGAACGTACCACCACCAAGGTCGTATACAGCAATTTTGCGATCTCTTTTATCAGCTTTATCAACGCCATAAGCAAGAGCTGCCGCAGTAGGCTCGTTAATAATACGGAGTACCTCCAAGCCGGCAATTTTACCAGCATCTTTAGTAGCTTGTCTTTGACTGTCATTGAAGTACGCTGGTACTGTAATGACTGCTTGTGTAACTGTTTCACCTAGATAATCCTCTGCTGTTTTTTTCATTTTACGAAGTACTTCAGCTGACACCTGTGGTGGAGCCAATTTTTCGCCATTTGCTTCAATCCATGCATCGCCGTTGTCGGCTTTGACAATAGCGTATGGCATAAGGTCAATGTCTTTCTGTACTTCTTTTTCGTCAAATTTACGCCCAATCAAACGCTTGGCTGCATAGATTGTATTTTTTGGATTTGTGACTGCTTGACGTTTTGCTGTTGCACCAACTAAAATTTCTTTGTCAGTGTATGCAATGATTGACGGTGTTGTTCTAGCACCTTCGCTGTTTTCGATTACTTTTGCAATTCCATTTTCTAGGATTGCTACACAGCTATTTGTTGTACCCAAGTCGATACCGATGATTTTGCTCATAATTTTCTCCTTATAATTAAGCAAGTAAATATGTACAGCCCTTACGGCGCTCTACACATTTATTTATCTCAGACATTTTCTAAATTCTTAATATTGGACCACTGTTTAAGTCTTTGAAATTTGGCAATTTTTGCTGCCTGAATATTATCGTGGCCAATAACATTCATAGAACATAGAATATCTATCATGGCTAGTACATCACCAACTTCGTCTTCTAGATGTTCTCTATTAGTTTTAGGTTTGCCCGGTTTATAATTGTCCAATCCAAACCTACTAATTTTGCTAACTGCTTGAATCACTTCAGCACATTCTTCTTGCAATATATCTAATACTTCTTTAGTTTGACTGTCCATTTTGTGCCTCTTGTAAAATTTCAATTAATTGTGGAATAATTTTTTCATCTAACACTACACTATATCCTTTAGCTGACCCTGTATTAAGTTTAATTTTAATAAGTGAATCTACGATGTCTACCCAACAGTAGACTTCTCCATCGGGTTTAGTTATTTCTCTCATCTTTGGTTTATAAATGGTTGTAGCATTTTGCCTTCGTATGTAGTGCTAGTACGAAGTGTATTGTAGACATTCTGAATGCCTACTGCCTGGTTCCATGCATCTTCTAATGCATGGTGGGCCGTTACAGGTGGACGTTTAGGATCGATGCCTAGGTCAAAGGCTGTGCGAACATCTCTGACTTCCCAAAACTTCCAAGGAATTGCCTTGTTAATTTTACGGAACACATGCTCGCAAATGATAATATCAAAACATGCACCATTTGCCCATACACGCTTGGCACCCCAACAAAATTTATACAGTTGATTAAATGCATCAACGATATCAATCCTTCCATCTGGGTCAAAGGCAGCTTCCTGTGCCTCCTTGCTTTGATTAGCCCACCAGGCGATTGTATCATCACTAGTGGTTAATCCAATTCGATCACAACTATCTATATCTACCTTGACATAAAAACTTTCCATTGCTGGCTCTTTTAATTCAGCACCGAATGGGTCAAATTTTACTGCGCCAATTGTAAGAATAGTAGCGTCTGGAGTTGTATTTAGAGTCTCCAAATCTATCATAATGTCTGTTAGCATACAGTTATTATAACAGATTTAAATTGACATGTCAATACATTTTTTTAGGAAGTTGTTGATCGCGGAGTTTTTTCTTCCAACGAGCTTTAGCCGCACCCTTTTTGCGTTTGCGCTCTGTGGTGGGTTTTTCGTAGGTTTCTTTTTGGCGGAGATCGTCCAATTTACCAGAATCTTCAATTTTACGTTTGAAACGACGTAGGGCCTGGTTGATATTTTCACCGTCTTTAACGGTAATACCAGTTCCTCTACTCTTCTGATGCATCATCTTGGTTATCTTCCTCTTGCTGATTCTTTAATTGTTCTACAATCAAGTCTAAATTATATATCCGATTTTTACTAATTAAGTGGTACGGAGTGAGTTCATCACCGGTAATATAATGAGTGTTTGGAGCAGACAGCAACAAAGCAACGAATGTGTGGGTGATAGGATCGCAATTATCAACATCAACGATTACACAGTCCACCTGTTGAGCAACACTAAGCATCCAGCTGATATCTGAATCGTCTTGATCAAAAATAAACACATTAAGATCTTCTATGCTTTGGCTAAGAATTGTCTGAAACTGTTCTTTAACTAATTGGCTTGGTTTTATCAAAAGATATGCCAAGTTCATGTTGAACAATCTATCAGGCGGTGTTATTAGAGTTATTTTTCCTAAGTTCATGTATACGCTCTTCAAAGTATTCTATTTTTTCCATCGGATAGTCACTAAATCTAGGACCATGCAATTTTGTCTCTTTTACAAATGCTGCCAATTCTGGTTCAGTTTTTTCATCAACATTAAAATCTGTAAATTGATGATCACCATATTCCTTGTACAACTGATCAATGGGTTGTAATCCTATTATTTTACTCCAAATACTACCTGTACCTTGTTCTTGATTTTGTATATAGCCTATGTTCGATTCTTGGTAATCAGATTCCCTTCCGAGTCCTTGATCATGTAAGTCTTTTTTTTTGATTCATCGACAGGAAGATCGATGTCAGGGACAGCTAACTGAGGTTCTTCGATTTCAGCTTCTTCCAATGCTGAAATTTCATTACCTTCGTTATCAATATAAGTTTCGCCTTTAGCCACACGTTCTTCTACTGTAGTTTCCTGTGATTTGGCCACTTCGCGTTCCGCCTCTTCAATCATTTTATTCCAACGATCGAGTTCAGTCTCTTCTTCAATTTCAGGAGTATCTGTAACGATTGTTTGTTCTCCAATTTGAACCAGCTGATCAGCAGTTAGCTCTGTATCAGTTTGTTCATCTTGAGATTCTTGTTTCTTATCCCAGAATCGGGCTTTCTCTTTAGCACGAGTAAACCATTCGCTAACAGTAGTATCGTTAAATGCCTCAGTTAATTCATCGGCTTGGTCATCTAACCATGTGTGTTCTTTTTCTTCTTTAGCCCAAGCAAAGGACATCTGTGCCGCCAACAGCATAATAACTGCTAATGGATCGAACACAATAACGATCATAATGATAACCCAAGTCACTGCTTTTTCTAGTATTGTAGCATCGGGATTAACACCGTAGATCAGTGCGGCAATATATTTGATTGGTCCGACTTCTGCTTCTACCTTACGTAGATCTTTAGCAATAGGAGCACGTTCTTCGTTTAATGAAGCGATTGTCTTTTGAGACTTTTGGATATCGTTTTGTAAGTTACTACGTTCTTTAGCCTGACTTCGACGTAGTGTGGCAGCTTTATCAGCACCCTTCTCATCACTACTACGACTCATAGTTTGATCCACAGCCGAGTCCATTTGTGTTAGAGCTCTGCGAGCTGACTCAATGTTGTCGCGTTCGGTTTTGATTTTTTCGTCTATGATAGCGACTTTGTCAACAACGTCACCGCTTACCAAACTTTGATCTAAGTGAGCCTTTGATAAGAAACCAAAAATACCCATTGATGTAATCATCATGAGTACTATGACTGCGATACACATGTATGTTTTCATCAACATGGGTACACGGGTCCAATTGGCCTTAATCCATGTGGCGCATACTAATTTGGCAACTTCGAGGGTGGCGCCCATTATCATAACTGGAATCGCCGCGGCCGCGAAGATTGAAGTAAGCCCTACTACACTATAGTAAATGGCTACCGCTGATATTGTAAGACCAGTTAAAAGGAGCAGATATGCAAGTATCATCCGGTAGTGCTTTCTATATTATAAGGTTGATTAAGTTAAAGTAGTTCCAGAAATTTGGCTAACACTAACAACACCAACTAGGGTGGCGTTACTTACTGCGGCATTAGCTGTAACTGATTGTTGTGTTCCAGCACTGCTTACAGGATCATAAACACGCATAGATTCTGTAGTACCGTTGTATAATCCGCTAGCGACTGCATTGGCAATAACTTTGGCATTGGTATTCATAGGATTACCAGCGGCATCATTACCCACTGTAGCTGTACCTTGTTTGGTTCCAGTCTGTGGTAAGAATGTGTCACGATCGAACTTTACAGTGAATGCCAATGCTGTAGCTTGTGTGCTGCCATCGGTTTCGCCCGTTAGTACGATATCTAAAATTTGACAATCTGCTATACTGGTGATTTGATTAACTACTTGTTTGAAACGTAGATTACCACGAGCACGACTTAGTGCTAGTGCGGCTGTACTTGGTAAACTTGCACCTGAGAAATAATCCCAAGTGTTTGGGGTGCAACCACCGTCTTGATGATTACCCAAATCTGTTGTTGGGAAATTTGTTGAGTTGCTCATGTCAATCACAACACGGTAAAAATTTGGTTGTAATTGATCTAAATCTTGTTGAAATCCTGATGCCATGGTCCTGCTCCTTAATTGATAGTGTATTTATCAGCAAAACACCTCTAGTAGTGATTATATATTAGAGGTGTCCGATAGTCAACTTATTTGAATATAATCAAGGCCATCAAGCCTGCCTGGACAAAGAACCCAAATCCTATGGTTACAATGTTTAAAAAGTCCTTTTGGATGGCGGCTTTGATGAAAAAGCAGAATAACCCAGCCCATGCAAACAATACTAGGTCTACAGGTGGCATTTTTTCAGTTAATCCTGTTAAAACTGCCAACAGTGTAGGAATAGTAGCTAGGTGCATTAGAATAACTGCTATCCACCCCATGGTTTCTGCACTCACTGTAGGTGCATGTGTTTTGATATTTTTAACTAGCAAATCTAAATCAAATAGATCGTGTATTTTTGATTTGAGCTGGCTTAAAAATAATTGTGTTTTTGCGTTCATGCTAGACCTTAATTGTAAAAGATATGATGTCCAATTTTGGCCACAGGTTTTTTGCCCCAGCCCGGTTGAACATAATCACCGTGGAAATATAATGCATTTTTCAAATCTGGAAGTCTAAATCCTTCTAAGAGTACTTTCTTTGCTACTTCCATGGATTCGGTGTACATTGGACCATTCATTGGTTTCATGGCACTTGGGCCTTCACAATACCAGCTAAACTGGCACATGACTTTTTCGTACACTACATTCTTTTGATATACAACCTTACAGATGTCGCTAGGAAATGCGCCAGATTCTGTACGGTTGATTGTGACCTGTGCAACAGCTACTTTGCCTTCAAATGGCTCAGAGCCTGCTTCATGATATATGTTACGAGCTAGACAATCTAATTGAGTTTGTCTCATTTGAGCTGTAACTGGACTCGTTTGTTCACGAGCTTGTTTTAGGTGTTCAAACTTACGACTTACTGCTTCTTGTGCTACAAATAATACTGATAGTGCTACTACTAAATTTACTGCAATTTTGATAATGCGTATCATGTTTTTCTCCTTTACGCTGGATGAGGTATCGCTAGTACCGTCATTAAATCGGCTGTGTTTATTTCTCCTATAAAAATTAGCCTTACTACTCGTGTCCTCTAAACCCTTAGGGGACAATATATAGTTATCCTCTGTTTCATGAGGTAAAATACTATTATTATGATTGGGCAATATTTATCTCCGCATTTTGGATATATCAACCGCTTCATCATCACTAAAAATAGGCACTGCATTGCTTTTATGCATGGTTCCGATGCCCTTAACTTTGGTTCCGGTGTAGATTTTGTCAGCACCCTTAGTACAAGCCACCCAACCAGTGTCACGACTTTCGATCCGGGGCAGGTCTGATCCCCGGAAACTAGTTGGTGGAGCCTGATAAACTTCGGCAGTTAACGCCCTTTTACGCTTGCGGGCTTCTTGTTCGATACCCTGCTGTTTGAGCAGTTCTTTCCATTGCTCATCTAATTGTTCAGCCTTACGTTTGGCTTCTGCGCTGGCCCATTTCTTTTTGCCTTTTTTCTTACCGGTAGTACTAAGCCACGGGCCTTCAAGGTGCATTGACAATCTAAACTCCAAACTGTTAATAATAGTAATATTATACAGTAATGCTACCTATTTGTCAAGTTGTTAGGAATTATAACTTTGGATTACATCGTTTAGCAGTTCATCCAAATCCTTGTCTAGCATTTGGGTATTAAGTTCATATATATCATCATCTATGCCCTCTGTATCTGTAAAACCTAAAATCTCAAATACTTCTCTTCGACTAATTTGCTCATTCCGCATATTAGCCACCCAAATTACAGTAATAACCATACAGGCTATAATTTTTTCATCTGAGTAGATATCGTGTTTTTTGCACCATTCTACAGCCTGATTTACATGATAGGTTATATCTTCAATTCGATGTTCTAATTGGGCGATCCATTCTAATGTGTTATCTCGATTCCAGGTCATACTCGAAAACTTTCCCCGCATCCACATTCATCTTTGGCATTTGGATTGATAAATTTGAATCCTTCGTTGAGTCCGTCTCTAACATAGTCTACAGTCATACCTGTAAGATATGGAAAATCTTTTTTTGAACATACTACTTTGGCATATTGATTGCCACCCGTCCAATACAGGGTATTTTCATCCAGGCTGTCGAGATATTCTAGTGTATAGGCCAATCCAGAACATCCGGTAGTTTTTACACCTACACAAATCCCTATACCTTTGCCACGCTGAGCTAGCTTTTTTTGGATCTGTTTGGCGGCTGCCTCAGTTAAGATTATTGGTTTTTCTTCTGTAGTCATCTATGGCAGCCTTAATAGCGTCTTCCGCAAGGATACTGCAATGGATCTTAACCGGCGGGAGTGCGAGTTCCTCTGCAATCGCAGAATTCTTAATTGATCCAGCCTGCTCCAGCGTTTTACCCTTGACCCATTCGGTGACAAGTGACGATGAAGCGATCGCCGACCCACAGCCATAAGTTTTAAATTTCGCATCTATTATTATTCCGTCTTCTACTTTAATTTGTAATTTCATCACGTCACCGCAGGCCGGGGCCCCGACCATACCAGTGCCTACCGCTGGATCAGCCGCATCCATTTTTCCTACGTTACGTGGATTTTCATAGTGATCTAATACTTTATCGCTGTAGGCCATATTATTTCTTTACCGGAGGTTGAGGTGGTTTAGGTGCCTGCGGTGGTTGAGGAGTTTGACGTGGTTGTTGTACTGGCTTTTTTAAATCGTTGAATATATTAGCAAGCCCTGCAGCCGATACTGTGGATACACTAACTAAAATAATAAAGGTATACAGGTATTTCATTTTAATTTGGAACTAGCACAGCTCTATAGCAATTACAGTTAGCATCTACTAGTGCTTCCCAATGGTATCCTGCAGGTGCTGGATAGACTGGTGGGTATATTGGTGGATTTTGTTGCTGAATATAAACTGGTTGCTGTTGAATTACAACCGGCGGACGAGTAGCTTCGTACACAATAACACCACCGACTACAGCTGGAACTGCCCATCCATAGCCTGGATGATAGTAGTATGCTCCGCCACCATGTCGCCAACGTTCAGCATGGGCGTCAGCAGAAAAAGCAAACAAAGCACTCATTGTTAAAATACTAGCAAACACTGAAATTACAATTAATTTACTTTTCATACTGCACTCCTTGATATTATTACTTATTAAACTAACTTAATACCGCTAGTCTGTTCGGTGTAACGATCTGCGGCATCTTTAACAGTAGATGCTAGCACCATAATAGTACTACGATTGATAGTAACTTCAGCATCTGGGTCTGTTGTAAATAAAAACGGAACAAGTCCAATACCATCTTTAGTAGCTGTCAAACACAATGGCTTACTAACTTTAATACCATTAGCGCCATCTTCGATCAATTTAGCCACAATCTCTTCTCCAGCTGTAGTTTTGATCGTAACTACTTCCCCTGCGGTAACACCTTTTGAAATTAACATATTATACCTTTTCGAAATGTTTCTTGAGTTCTGTGAACCCGCCTATATAATTATCGTCTAAAAATATCTGCGGCAAAGTTCTGGCTGTGGGAACTACCTCTAACAGTTGTTCTTTAGTCCATGTTGTTTGAACATTACGTTCTTCGTATTCAATACCTTTCATTTCTAACAGGGCTTTGGCCTGTACACAAAATGGGCAGGCGTTTTTACTCCATACTATTGCTTTCATTTTAATTCCTCTTTGCTTATTATAACGTCGGAAGGGCGTCGTAGTCAATACCTTCGGACATGACTCCGATTACGTAATTGGTACTTTCGTTTTCCTGAAGAGCAGTTTGCTTTTTACTAGTGTCCGTATGCTTGTTGAACCAAGGAATTGGTGTAGATTTTGGAGCATTGGCTTGATACTTAATGCCAATATCTTTAAGTGCGCCCACTGCTGTGTAATCTACAAAATCTTTTAGAATATTTGCGTTAAGTCCAATAACTGGTCCTTTTTGGAACAAGTAGTCAGCCCATTCTTTTTCTTCTCGGATAACATCCATGTACAACTGATATACTTCTTGTTCACATTCGGTTTTGATGTCAGCAAATCGTTGATCTTCTTTGATTACTTGATTGATCAAGTAGGCTGTCCAACCTTTGTGTAGTAATTCATCTTGTAAGATCAAACTGATAATATTGCCATTACCAATAAAGATCTTGTTCTCTACCATAGCCAAGCTCGTAGCAAATGATACCATAAAGCGGAAGGCCTCTAATGCATAACTAGCGTGTAGTGCCAACCAAATAGCTTTAATGTGTGCCGTTTCTAATACTGTTTCTTTTGTTGGGTCAGCGATTTCTTTAAAACAGTTCAATCGATGTAGATCATCGTAATATTTCCCCACACTTGATGCCATGTCTACGATTTCAGTAGTATCGTGAATGGTGTTGAACACATCCTTAGGCACATTGTAGATATTACGAATTATATGACTGTAGCTCTTACTGTGGATGTTGGTTTCGTAGAATGTCCAATTATAAACTAGAGCTTCTAATTCTGGTAAACTAACAACCGGAGTAAAGATTTGACTTGGCCCTCGACCTTGTAAACTATCTAAAGCAGTCTGGCGAAGTAGATTACTAGTAAAGATATGTCGAATGGCATCTGAGGCATCTTTAAAGTCATTAGCATCTTTACTAAGACTAATCTCTTCAGGCTGCCAGAAGAAGCCACGTGCTGTCGCTTCGAAGTCTGCAATCTTTTTATATTTGACTTCTTCAAAACGTTGAATAGTTACTGGACCTGCTGGATCCAAAAACATTTTACGATTGAGATAATCTGTTTTAGTTTTTAAGTTATATTGTTCATTACTCATAGTTTACATGCCTCGCAATCTTCTTGATCGTCAAAGTCTATTGGTTCTAACATTGTTGGCGCTTCTTCGGCTATGGCCTTACTGCCTGCTTTATTGATTAAACTATAGTAGAAAGTTTTTAATCCCCAGCGATGTGCCTGCATCAAATTCTTAGCAATCAATGTAGTCGGCACTTTACGGTCCGCAAAATGTGCTGGATTGTAAAATGTATTGGTGCTAATTGATTGATCAACATAGGCCGCTAGCACTGCGGCAGTTTTTAAATAACCATCACAATCAGTTTGTTCCCACATTAATTGATATTTGTTTTTAAGTTTAGCATATTCAGGAACAACCTGTGTAAATGACCCTGCTTTTGATTCTTTAGTACTGATCAAACTCATGGGCATTTCAATTCCATTAGTGCTGTTTATAACAACACTACTGCTTTCGACTGGTGCAACGGCCATTAAGGTTGCATTGCGTACACCGTACTGTTTCATATTTGTACGTAGTGTTTCCCAATCAAGTTCTGGTGCAAAGTCTGCTAATTCGTTAACAGCCGCGGCACGTAATTCCCAAGGGAACACGCCTTGACCGTAGCGGGTGTTTGCGCTGTCGATACAAGCGCCACGTTCTTTGGCCAATTCTACCGTAGCCTCTGTTAAGTAGAATGCTTGATGTTCCATCCAGCTCTTAACATCTTGTAGTGCATCTTTTTCACCGTACTTAAGACCGCGCTTGGCATGCCAGTAGGCTAGATTAGTAATACCTATGCCCAGAGGACTAATCTCATCGTTAGATAATTTACTCTGGATTGATAGGAAGTCTTGGTAATCAAGAATATTGCACAGGCTACGCTGTAGAATACGGCAAGCACGACGCATGTCTTCTGGATTACGGAAAGCTCCCCAGTTGATTGATCCCAGTGTACATAACGCTATGCGACCTTCGACGTCATCCAGACGTTTGAAAGATTTTGTAGGTAATAGGATCTCACAACATAAATTGCTTTGGTAGATAGTATGATACTCAGGATCAAATGGTCCTTGATTTTGTACATTGTCAATAAACACTAAGTAGATCCGTCCTGTATCAGTCCGTTCTTTTAATATACCACTTTTGAATACTTCTTCAGCACTCATAGTTTTCTTACGTAAGTCTTTACGTTTTTCATACTTAACGTATAACTCTTCAAATAATTGTGTGTTTTGATAAAATGCTTCGTACAGGTCAGGCACTTCATTGGGGTCAAAGAAAGTTATGTTTTCTTTATTTTTGAATCGTCTCCAGAAGAAGGCTGATAGTACGACTCCGTAGTCCATGTGTCGGACTCGAGTTTCTTCAGTTCCTTGATTATTCTTGAGAACGATAAGATCGTCAAACTGATGATGCCAAATAGGATAAAATACTGTGGCTGAAGCATTGCGGATTCCTCCCTGTGAACAACTACGTAAATCACCGAACCATTTCTTTAAGAATGGGATCATGCCTGTGTGCATAATCTCTCCACCACGAATAGGACTACCTAGTGGACGTAAGCGACCGATCTCTAGACCAATGCCTGCACGTTTGCTGGCATACTTGGCCATCATCTCCCCAGAAGCAAATATGCTATCCAGATCGTCGTCACTGCGGATAAGCACACAACTCGAAAACTGTTTAGTTGGAGTGCCAAGGCCAGCCAACACAGGTGTAGCAAGAGTAAATAGACCATCTGACGCCGCGTTGTAATACTCTTTGATGTAACGCATACGGGCTGATCCAGGTTCTTCTTTATGGAATACAGTAGCGGCCGCAATAATATACCTAATCTGTGGCGTCTCATAGATCTCTTTTGTTGCGCGATTGCGAACAAGATACTTCTCGATAAGTTGTTCAATTGCTGCATAACTATATAATTCATCCTTTTCGTGATCCAGCATTTCATTCATACGATTCCAGTCGTCTTCGGTATACCACTCTAGCAATTCTGGTGTGTATAGTCCGACGTCGACATTTTTCTTTACGATTGTGTAAAGGTGAGGAACCGTATATGATCCATATACATCTTTACGTAGCATTGATAAACGTTGTTTACCTGCTACATATTGATAGTTAATGTTTCCTAAATCTGGATTTGATTCTACATCGATGAGATCAACGATTGCTCGTAATGTTATCTCATCTATTTCCTGCGTAGTAATGCCGTCATAAAAGTGTGGCTGACTTTTGATTTCAATCATACTTTGACTGACATCAGCAATGCCTTGGCAAACTTTAGTTATTTGGGCTTGCCATTTTTCTACTGCTAAAGGTTCTCGCTCACCACTTCGTTTTATTACTGTAATCTTGCTGTTCATGTTTGCTTTAACTTATATTTTTGATTATGTACTTACTCAACAACCTGTTTCTAAAAAGTATTTAGTGAGAGGCATCGTCTCAGCAAAACTTATTGAAAGTCAATGGTTTGCAAGCGGTTTTCGCAAAAAATTGTGTTGGGGAGTAGGTGACAAATCTTATCATGCTTATAATTTAAATTATATACGCATTTATTAAAAAAATCTATCAGTTTGAGTTATACAGAGAAAATTGAACTATATGTATAAGTGAATGGACCAGTATCACTGCCAGTATTCAAGTATTGTAGAACAAAGCCATATGGAGGTGTTAGACCGCCCACATAAGCATTGCCATTTTGGTCAAGTAACTGTGCAGAAAAACTTAGTTTGACTGCGGTATCATCAGTTGAGTTATCACTGCCAGCGAAATCGAATTCATCGCTCAGGCTGATTTTTTTATTTGCAACGTCTACACTGATGTTTAATGTACCGCGTCTAGTAAATCCCTGACTGCTATGATAGGTATAGTCAACATTATAAGTTACAAATCCAGTTGGTCCACCTGCCTGTGTAAGTGTACCTGCTGACCATGCCACTGGAAGTTTTAAAAATTGACTTAGAATAAATTTATTTAATGTAATGGTATTGACGCCTGCCATAGTATATGTACCAAGACCGCTAACCTCTGGAACATATGGTATGGCATAGAATGTAGGATTAACGCTATTATCAGGACTGTATAAATCACTGTGTCTATCGCTTACTATATTTTGTACACTATTTCCTGGGGTATTAAAATAAATCTGTGAATACTGTGAAGTGGCATTAGTTCCTGCTGCATTACCTACACCGATAAATTTGCAATCGCGAACAATATTTCCTTTGCCCTTGTTGATATAAACACCCTGTTGATATACCTGATAAAATTTAGTGTTGGCAATTTCAGTTTGTTGCGGACCGTTTGGATTAAATGCAGTGCTGACCCAGTTTAAACCTAAAGCAAATCCAATTACTGAGTTCGATATGTGGCAACTGTCAAATGAATTGTTTACAATATCTTGATCAGTATAAACTGCATAGGTAAAATTACTAAAATTAACATTTCTAAAAATATTATGAGCTGTGGCAAATCCTGTATTTGAAATTAGATTAATACCGCGGCTGGCACTTTTAAGTGTTAGTGTGCCAGATGTACTACCTGATAGATTGATATTGTCAAACACAGAATCTTTAACATAATTTAATTGCAAGCATGAGTTTAATCCTAGCACATTGTTAATTGATACTGATAAATTAGACAATACAATATTACGTGGCTGGCTAGTGCTGTCAGTTGCGCTAGTTTCAATGCCGCCACTGATGCTTGAATGATCATTGATAAATTGTACAGCAGGTCCACCATTTAGATTAAATGTAGTTCCGCTTGCTGTAGCATTTGTTGATAAAGTAAGGCTAGTACCAGTTACAGCACTAAGCACAAATGTATTATCAGGAATACCGGTACCGGTAACGATCTGGCCAACCATATTTTGAGCAGCTGAAGTTGTTGTCAGTAATGGACTTCCACTAGTAGTTGTACCGGTAACTGCAACAGTAGGCGGAGTATAGCTGATAATTGATTTGTCAGCGCCGGCACCTACTAATGTAGCATAACTTGGAATAAAAATAGTGCTAGATGTTTTATATGTTCCTGCAGGTAAATTTAACACTACTCTGGAACCGGGGGTCGTTACAGCAGTATGACTAGGATTTAAAAACAACTGATAAATGGCACGTTGTAATGCCGCTGTATCGTCAACTAGGCCGTCACCCACTGTGCCGAAATCAGCAGTAGTTACTTGGTCGTCTAGACGAGAAACTAATGAACGATAAACTGGGGTGGTTGCACTAACACCTGTAGTGATAGTGCTATCACTAGATTTGTAAACATATTGTATAAGCGAAATTAGGTTACCCTGCGCCGCTAGATCTTGTTGCGTGATAATCTTAGTGTTGCCTACAGCCGGAGCACCTTCTGATACACTGCCGTTTCCTATGTACAATTCTTGGGTATCAATCGCCCAAGCCATTTCTCCACTGGCTAACTGTGGTAGTCCTGTACCTTGGTTCTGTTTTCCCCTGCGGATTTGTATTTTTGATATTTGATAGACGGCCACTGTGAAAATCCTTTATATAGGATATTTATCAGTTTTTACTGTAGTATTCTTCTACTCTATCCCACCAACGACGTTCCCAGTAGTCAAAATTATCCGGAGTTAGGATAAATTCTTGGTACGCAGGTTCTCCCCACACCATAGGGCTGATTTCAGGTGGTTTAACGCACATAAACACCACACCCTTGCGTATATTTGTACCATGCACTTCATTGTGTGCTAGAGCATAGGCAACCATTTGCAAGTAGTAATCTTCAATCCATTCTTGCTTTTTAGGTTTGTTTGTCTGCTTATGGTCCATTATAGCAGGGTCGTTCAAATGCACACCCACACAGTCTGTAGTACCTGCGTATAAACCTGGATAATATAGCCCTACTTCTACTCCCCATACTTCGTCAACGTTTTTAAGTCCGTTTTCGATAATGTGCTTGGCCATCTTATGACTTTGCACACTATAGGGATTTGTGCCAGGTTCGTTTAGCGTGCCTTGGGTAATGTAATCTTCTAGGAACTTGTGCATACGTGTTCCACGGCCGGCAGCTTCTGTTACAATTTCTTGTGCCTTGGCTTCGCCTACACGCTTTTTCCAAGCAAGTAAGGCTTCCATTTTTTCTTTAGGTTTAGTTTTATCTAGTATTGTAGTTACACTAGGAACTTTAGAACCATCTGGTGTGGCGTATAAACGCTTACCTTCTACACTTTCTCTGCTGATGGGTGTGTAGTCATACCTTTCTTTGAGTAGAGTCATAGAGCTAGTATATACTAACTTTAGCTAGTTGTCAACTATTTAAACTGTCTTTTGGTGGCAGCCATTGCAGAACGCTCAACATCATTTGTTTTTGGTTGACCTTGTTGAGGTTGATCTTTATGGCCAGCATCGATCACTACTTCATTGCCGTCAAATCGGGCAACTAAATTTTTAAGTGTTTGTGCATCGGATGTTGGCTGTCCAGTTTTGGGATCAATTGCATTCCAGCGACGATTAAAACTTTTATAATCGATAGCAGGCATACCGAATTTGTGACCAGCTTGAGTTAGTGCGTCCCAGCTCATTGCTGGTTGAGTTGAATCTGAGGGGGTGTCCGATCTAACTTGATTGAGTGTGAGAACCAAAGGGTCCTCACTCTCACTTAGTTTTTTTTTGATGCAAGTAACATGCCTAGTCTGCGACTATAGTCAACGCTTTCACGTTTTGCACGACCTGCTGTTCCTTCTGGAGGAGTTTCAGTTGGTTCTTCAGTGCCTGGCTCTGCGCCTAAGTCTGGTGCACCTAGCTCTGGTGCGGGTGCGCTGCCCATATCTGGTGTAGGAGCTCCCATAGTTTCTGGAGCTTGTCCACCGCTAACAATACTCAAAGCGCCTTGTAGACCTTGACGACTTTGTTCTAATGCTGCGTAAATTGATTCTAGAGCAGGTTTAACAGCATCGTTGTATTGTTGTGCAACATCGCTGCCTTGAGTTTCTCTTATAGAGTCTAATAATTCTAGAAGGTGTTCTGCTTTTAATGTAGCAACATCTTCTAACCAACCTGTAATTTTATCTACCATGTCTTTAGTTGACATGATTGTTGCGGCCTTGTCTGCCTCGCCTTCTGCTAGGTATACAACATAGTTTGCTGCATCTTCACTTAGGTCATAACGTGTGGTTAATTCTGCGGCCAATTCTTCTTCATCTGATTCGCCTAGTTCCATTCTGCTGATAGCACTGTTGATCCAGCTTTCTGGAACTGCATGCTCTTTAGCCTTTTCTTTCATCTTGTCGGCTTTTAATTTCTTAGTGATTTCTTCTTTTTTAGCTTCGTCGACTTTGGCTTTTTCTTTTTTATCTTCTTTGTGATCCTGCTCTTTATGTTTGCACTCACATGGATTACACTCGCATGTTGGGCATTTGCCTTCTTCACGTTCAAAAATCTCTTGATTAACTACATCAAGGAACATACGTGTTTTTTGGTATTCTGGACTTTCACCAATGCTGTTGAAGCTTTCTTCTAGTTCAAACTGGCTGATTTTTGTACGTAACTTGTTACGTGCATCTTCTAGTTGAACATCTGTAAAGTTTTCAAGGTTGATTTTGTAGCCAAATGTTTTTGCTAGGCTCTCGTTAAGTGCCTGACTAGTAATTGGTTTTGAAAGTTCTCTAATTTGCATGGTGATATCCTAAGCTGTTTCTTATTAACTATTTATGCGAAACTCCACTTAAACATCTTGGAAATTTTGCTCTTGTACTGCTCTGTTTGTTCCTGACTGTCTTCTAATTTATTTAATAAAATTAAGTATTTGCTGAAGTCTACGGTTGATTGCATGTTGCGGCGATATATTAAGTTATTACTGTAATTAGCCCAATATCGATCATCTAATCGTTTGATTTCAAAAAACTTTTCTA